TGTATAGCATCGATTTGTCTGATGCCACCAATAACTTCCCTTTGTCCGTACAGCTGAAGGTCCTTCGGTACATAGGCTGTAGGAAAGAGGATATAAACCTCTTTTAAGACCTATCACGGGCGGCTTGGAAACCGCTCCATGATAAGCACGTTGGGAACGTGCGATGGTCTGTTGGACAACCCCTCGGGTTGGGCCCATCCTTTGCTGTGTTTGCACTTACCCACGGACTTTTGGTCCGGGCCTGCGAAACTACGGTCGGAGTTTCCGATTCATTTCGTGTGCTGGGAGATGACATTTGTATTAGTCACCCCGAAGTGGCAGATAAGTATCTGCAACAACTGGCAAAGTTGGACATACCCATTTCCAAGGATAAAACATTAACATCCACTACTGCGGCTGAGTTCGCAGGAAAGGTTATCACCAGGGATGGAATCCTGGCAGCGGCCAAGTGGAAAGAAGGGTCTGACGACTCCTTCGTCGACGTGATTAAACATGTCGGCATAGACTTGATACCTAGCCTTCCAGCTAGACAACGTAAGGTCTGTGAATTGTTAATGTCCATACCGGAACCGGAAGGTTTCGGTAGGAATCCTAATGGCTTACCACTTGCGGAACGAGTCGCTTTACTTCTCGCTCTGCAGGCACACAAGTCGGTGCGGAGGGTCACTTTCCATGACCCCTCGAAACATCTTGATGCGTGTGACAAGCTATGGGAACACAACTACATGCGGCCATCTTGGGAAGCTGCTAACAGCTTCTCCGCGATAAGCGCGCAAGCGTCTTATAGGATGGGGAGACGACCAGTCTCCACCTCGCTACCGCCGTCTGTGGTAACACAGATTGGTGCGGCGCGGTTACATGTAGACGAGAACTTGTTGACTCCACCCGTTAAGCGGGTCCTCACGGACCACGGGTATGTCATCAGTTCAGACTCTTTGAGTAAGCCTTGGAGTACTAATCGACTCCAAGACCTCGAACGAGCCTTGTCTTATGCCTATAGTGCCAAAGACCAGTACCTCTAATAAAGGTATGTAGTCAAGGGCATGCAGGTTCTAAG